TTCACATGGAAGCGTTCGGTAACTTTAGCCTGGGCTTCTGTTACGAGATTAACAGCCATATCTTTACCTCATATTACTTTCATTTATTTGGTCGCTCGGAAAGTATGGCTTTATTAAAGTCTGCGTTATCGCATTAATCTTTCCAAGCATCCCAAGCACTTTGGAAAGCGGACTTGGGTTTTGCCGTTGCACCGTCACTCTTGCGGGAGCCTGTGCTTCGGCTTGCATTGGTCATATTCTGCTCCAACGCCGCTATCTTCTCTTCTTTCGCTTTGAGTTCAGCTTCTTTCGCCGCCAGAGCTGCTTTGGTGTTAGCAATGTCTATTGGCGCATAGGCTTCTGACAACAGCATATTATTATCGTTCATCCGCTGCCATACCTCTGCGGGTATGTCTTTCGGATCTAAGTTCGGGTGTGTTTCCGAAAACTTCTGATAATCCGCTTGCCGCGCTTCTTCAAGACTCTTCTGCGTGAAGTTCGATTTACGGCTCTCTCGGGCTTCTCTTACTTGCCGCAGAGCTACTTCTTTGCGCGTACCGTCTCTTTTGGAGATGATGTCCGCTCTGGTCTCGTCTACAAGCTGTTCAATGCTCATCTTGGATGAGTCAGCCAGCTCCTGTAGAAAATCCTTATAGACCCTGAGTTCTTCGTTCTCCGCTCTTGTGGTATCGCGGTCTGCTCTGATGCGGTCGTAATCGAGACCCTTTTGAGCAAGTTCTATGACCTTTTCCCGGTCAACGGTCTGAACCTCGGACAGATGCTTCAGCTCATATTTGTCTTCAAGTGATTGAGGGGCTGTGTCTTCCGTAGGTTCTTCCGTCTCTTCGGGGATATTCTCCGCTTCGGGAGTTTCGTCATTGTTTTCAGTTTCAGTTTCAGTTGCTTCTTCCGTCTCTGCTTCGGATGGTGTTTCGTCCGCTTCAACAGGCGTTTCACCGACTAATTCGGTTTCGTCTCCCTCTACCATCGTGTACTCGCCCTGTATGGGGCGCTCGAATGTAGCTTCATCAAAGAGTTCGCCGAATCCATCGATATTTATTTCGTCCATATCTAACCTTTCTGCCTGGTGTGGCACTCAGTCTTCTTAATTATTTAAAAGCCTTGTGAGCTTTACCTTACATCTTCGCCGCGGTTTATCTTACGCTGTAAGTCGGAGTAACCGCGTGTCGTGGGTATCTCTTCTTTCTCCCCCGGTTCTTCTTCCTCTTCGGGCGGCGCGGGAGCTTCAAGGGAGCTTGGCGCTCCGTTCGCTCCTGTCTGCATACCCATCTGAGCCATCATCATCTGCTCTTGCTGACGCTGCTGTTCTTCAAGTTCGTGAACAAGCTCACCTCTCGCGGGGATATATCCGTCAGGTATTCTCTTGAGATACTGCAACGGAGTTATCGCTCCGAGTCTCAGCAGATTGTCCAAAGTAGATACGCTCTGTATCTCGCTGTAGTAAGACGATGCACCGACATCGAGCTTGATGCTCATCGGCATCTTCTTCAGAACTTTGAAGTCGAACTGTATCGGAACTTCGGTCGGCATCTCCATCTTAGTGGGAGCGCCCTGGTTCACAAACTCTATAGCTTCTTTCACCTGAGGGGGCGTTGCTATATCCACAAAGCGCTTGCCGTAGTATTCAGCCATAAACTCTATGGAGATACGGCAGTCGTCTTCGATGCTCTGATAGATGTTCTGCTTCGTCATCTCTGACGGAGTAGCCGCAGCTCTCTGCAATGCGATGATAGCCGAAGTATTATCAGGTCTTGTATCACCCAAAGCAACAGCCGTAGCGCCGAGATTCTGTTCGGACTGGTCTACCGCAAGCTGGATAAACTGCGCTATCTGCGGAGAGATGGTAGCGGGGTCTATTATCTTCGCTACATTGTTTACATCGCCGCCGTTTATGCCGATAGCCGCGCCGATGCGGTTATCCCACTTCGCAACACGGGTCTTGTCATAAACCGTCTTCGGGAATGCCTGGAACATCAAAGCCCTCATGCTTGCCGCCCATATGCGGTTTACAAACATCTGGTTATCGAGCAAGCCGGATATCATCGCCTGTCCGTGGTAGCTGTCCTGTGTGTAATCCCAGTTCAGCCAAACAAGCGGATACAGTCTGATGCCCAGAGACCACGGGTCTTTCAGCGGGCAGTTCTTCGTAAACTCATACGCCCAGATCTCGCCGTCTTCTTCGTTGCGCCATAACAGCAGCAAGTCCGTGACCTTGTCATAGGTCATCTTTACAGAGTCCTGATCATCGGGCTGTGTATCGGGAACGATGGAACGCCAGTCTTCAAAGCCGTTCTCTTTCGCCATCTTGCGGGCGTTGCGGCACATCGTGCGGTTCTCGATGATTATCCACGGCTGGCTCTGTACTCTGCGGTCATTGGGATTCCCGAACAACACGCGGGTATTCTCGATGACTTCTTTCTTGATAGCGCCTTTAGCGTCCTGACCCGTCTCCGCATCGGGATCCCAGTATGTATAGATACATCCGTCACCGCGGACGGCAGCATCCCTTGAGTATTCCCGTATCAATGCCGGAAGATTGTTGTGTTCGATAATCGCGTCTATCTCTTCGCCGATTATGCGAACGGGGTCTTCCAGAGACGATGTGTTCGGGGTATTCGCCAAAGGCGTTACATTCACTTTGATAGAGTTGGGATTGATGCTTGCCACAATGAATGTGACAACACGCTTCAGAAAGTTGAACTGCGGCGTGGGCAAGCCGTTGCTCTGCACACCTTCCCATTGTTTGCCGACAAAGAAATTCTCGTTGACTTTGACATTCTCGTACAAGTCTATCCGCTCGTTGAATCTCTTTGCGCTGTCATACAGTTTCCATCCGCTTACGAGATCGGGCTTGTCTGCTCCGCAGAACAGACCGAGACCGTCTTCGTCCGTGACTGTATTTACTTTAGTTTCTTTAGCCATATATTCAGCCAACTCCTATATAAGATGGCGTGGGTTCTCCACCGCACATGAAATCGTCATAGTCTTCACCGCCGCTGTTCTGCGATTCCATCCATTCCTCGTACTTCTGTCGGGGAGATGTCGGACTGACCACCGCTTCAGCGGGGAGCTTGCGGTTTATTGCGAAGTACCGAACGCCGTCTACCGTATGCGTGACTTCGTGCGGTTCTTTAGCGCAGTCATTGGGGTTATTGTCATCATGCTGAATTGCGGGCAAGTCTTCGAGTATCTCTTTGCAGTTCTTGAAGAATATCATCCCCGGCAATGTCTCAGGAGCATCGTCTTCGTACCGCTTCTTCACGAACGGGTCTTTTACTTTGACGGGAGCAAGCATCTCTTTGATGAGCATATGCCCCTGTACGCGGTTGTTGTCAGACTTCGTTATCGGTACTCCGTTGCTGATGAACAGCTCTGCCATCGTTCGCCCAGTATCTTTCTGACGGTTCCACATATCGGGCGGGGCGTATGTCGTGACGATATTTTCTCCGGGTAAAGTGTGTTCGCGAATAGCCTGTGCTGCATCCTGTACAATTAATCCGCTTCGGCAAAATTCTCTGTAACACCAAGCTCTGCCATCCTCATCTACTGCCCACCAGAAACAGGCAAATTTATCAAGACCATAGTCGAAGCTCCGATACCGCTTCCAGTTGTCGGGTATCTTAAACGCTCCGCAAGTATGGAGCTTCTCATTGAACTCGTTGAAGTACGAACCGCCCTCGATAGCATCCCAGTCGCCATATCGGTACGCTTTACGCAAGTCCTCAGGCATCTGTGCCAAGTTACGCACATACCCCGGCGATGACTCCATAAGAAACTTGTTGTCATCCACCGTTGCGGGTATGAACATATAATCGTCAGGGTTCTCCGTTGCTTCGGGGTTATCGGGATCGGAGCGGTACTTCTTGTCTATGAACAAGCGCTTCACCCAGGCATGACCGATGCCGCCGGGGTTACAAGTTATATAGAACCGCTTGGGAAAGTTGTTAACACCACGAAGACAGCCGCCCAAGAAGTTGAACGCCCTCTCGGAGAACTGTGTCGCTTCGTCCATGAATATCCAGTCATACTCAAGACCGTTATATTCGTTCTCGGACTCTTCGCCTTGCCAATGCCCGAACTTGAT